ACACCTTCAGTTAGTGGAGTTGGGTCCACGCTGAAGTTCTTGTAACGCAGGAAGTTAACACGTAGACCTGGTGCAACACCAAGTTCGGTCTTCTTTACTGCGAACTGCTCAAAGCGAAGAATAGGCATCGCCTGGAACAGGATTTCTTTAGACCAGATGGTCTGGATTGCCTGGCTCAACTGTGAGTTTGAACCTGAGTAGGCGGTAGGTGCTCCAGCCAATTGGCTAGAACCAGTTATAGCAGAACCTGCCATTGTGTGCTCCTTTCAGAAGCGGTTATGTGCTTAGATGAGTTAATTACCCGAACAGCCCTTGTCCACGGTTGTTACTGCTGCCAAGCAACTTGGCACGATTCTTCGCATAATCGGCCAAAGACATGTTTGAAATGTCGTTAGGAGATAGCGAACGTTGGTCCGAGTCGTTGTCCAGGGGTCCAGAGGCAGGAGCCGTGATACGGGTTCCTACCATCTCTTTGCGGGTCTGCTGCGATGCGGTTGCAACAGAGTCCACGATTTGAGCGGTTTTTTCTTTCAATCTAAGGATGCTGTGCTCAACTTCATCCTTTGAGTTTCCAGCAATCATGTCAATTAGTTCTGGCATGATGTTGTCTCGTTCAGCCTCTAAACGCTGCTGACGATACTGCTGTAGTTCCTGGAACTCACGCTCACGTTCTAGAAGGGCAAATGCCTTCTCACGCTCTGAGCGTTCCTGCTCCAATTGTGACTGCCATTCAGATTCCTTAGTCTTAAGAAGGTCCTTGAATGTCATTTCCTCTTCTTCTTTCGCCTTCTTTTCAGCCTCACGCTCTGCGTCACGCTGTAAGCGTGCTGCTTTACGGGACTCTTCTTGGGCGATTCGTTCTTCACGCTCTTTGCGTAGGAGGGAGAGTTCCTCCTGCAACTTCTCTACCTGTGGGTAAAGTTTTGCCTTTTCCTGAGTACGAGCCTTAGAGATGTCCTCGGCTGTAAATGTAGGAGTCGACTTAACTTCTTCTACTGATAGTTCTGTTGTGGTTTCGGCGGCTTCTGCTGCCAGGGTGTTTTCATCCATAGTATGTTCTGCTTTCATTCTCGATGGTCGTTTTCCAATGTGTGAGCACGTGACCTTGTCAGTGGTTACAAGATAAGAATGCCTAAAAAAAGCGTTCTTGTCTTGCTAAACCTCAACTACTTGTTGAAGTTAACTATTATCCTTACTAATTATTCTACGTGATGGAAGTTGTGTTCCATAAGCGTCTTTTAGTAAAGCCTGTCTTATCTCCATTTCACCCTGCATCTCCATAGCGAGTTCTTCTTCGCCTTCTGGAGAAGGGTTCTGAGGGTCGTTTGGACCGAGGACTCCGTCACCTAGTACATCGCCATCGCCCATCATCATAGGGTCCATAGGAGTGGCACTGCCGTCAGGACCTGGCATCATGCCAGTCATGTCCATAATCTGTTTTTGAATCTGAATCTTGACGAGGTTAAGAGCACCGTCTGCCTCAGCATCTTCAATAAGTTCTTTACGGATTTCTTCAAGTTTCTCTTCAGGGAACTCTTCGCCAAGGGCACGCAGAGCACCTTCTTTAGACTCAAGTCCCATAGACATCTTCTGCTGGAGTTCGTTCAAAAGAACAAGTTTGTCTAGGGGTAGCGGCTGTGGGAAATGGGCGTAAGTAATGTACGTGATTGGGTCATTAGGGTCTAGTTGGTCTAATTGACCTTCTTTAATAGGACCGTCTTCTTCAGGGTTGTAGGTAAGAGTTTGAGGCTCTTTAACTACCAAGTTAAGAATAATTAACTCGTTAATTCTTTCTAGCCCCTTGCCGTACTGGGCCTTCTTCTGTGACCAACGGTTCATCAAAGGCTGGAACTGAATAGAAAGTGCAACACCTGAAGTGTTAGAGATTGGCTGTACCTGACCAAGGGCAGTCTCTGGTACGTTCATAAGTTCGTGCATTGACCGCTTGAGAAGTTCTAGGTATTGCATAGCCCCGCCTAGACCAGCGGCTCCACCTTCAAGGTTAAATACCTGAGAGTCTTTAGGAAGACCACCCCAAACCTTCTTAGCACCCTTTTCAAGGTTAGAAGCCTTGGCACCAACAATTACTGTCACAGGTGCAGCGTGGTAGTTAATGATGTCTGCAATGTCTGTGGAGATTTCGTTATAGGCACGGTTCACGGCAATGATGTCGTGGGCATCCGCTAGACCCCAAGGAGAACCAGATACTGGGATGTTTGGGATGTGCACCACAGGAATCAAACCTAGTGGGTTTGGTCTTGAGTCAATAAGTTCGTCGTTGATGTACTCTTCAATGATGTCATCAGTAAGAATCTCAGTATAAGTAAAGACCTGACGAGTACCTTCTAGAGATGTTCCCCAGAAACGATACTTCTGCTTAAAACGAAGCAAACGTGTACGGTCGTGTGGGTGGAACTCAGGGAAAGCAAATGCTGGGTTCAAAGGCAGGATGCGGACTCGTCCAGGGTGGTAGCGACCAATCGCATCCTCCCAAGGTTCTTCGTAGGCAACTTTAACGAAACAGTCTCCGTTAACTGCACCTGTCTGTGACATTTCAAACAAGACTCTCATCTTGTCGTTATCGATTTCCCAAACTCTTTCTAATCGGTCTGGGATGATTGCCTCAGTGGCTTTAGGGCTACGGAAAGAGACTCCATTGCCAAAAGTAAATCTAGTCAAGTAGTCAATAAATGCACGGTAGTAATTTAGGGCAATTTGCATTTCGCCTTGTTCACGGCGGTAACCCCAGTGGTGGCCAAGGTACATGGCCCAGTTAAGGGAGTAGCGGTTTAGGCGAGGACCGTGTACCTCAAACTCTTCGTCTGCAAGTTCTACAAGTCCCAGAGGGGAAATCGAAATGGTAAGGTCTGACGAGGCTGCCCTATAACTTGGGGGCGAGAAGTCCATAAAAGACATTAGTCGTCCTTATCTTGCTTTTTATGCTTACGAGCAAGTATAGCCTTTTTCTTGGCTTCGAAGCGTTGCTTCATTAATTTCTCTTGCCTGGTTTTTTCAGAAGTTTCAATAAATCTACCGCCATGCTTCTCATACTGAGAGTGCACCCAGTGGCTTGCACCAGGACTAGGGTAGGTGGCATACTTTGCTTTTGCTTGTGCGACAAACATCGCATACATCTTAGGGTTAGCAGGAACCTGTGCCATGATATCTCCTCAAGCCGAAAACCACCTTCCGCTCCATAGGAGCGAAAGGCAGTTCAACGGATGTAATTAGTCCTGAACTACGGTCGGGTTAAGACGCATCATACGTCCACCTGACACAACTTTGGTTTCAACGATTTGCTCTGAGTAGTTCGTGAATGAACCGTGAGCAAACTCGCCAAGGTAAGTTGGGGCTTCAATCCATGACGCAGAACCTACGTGTGCACGCTCAGACATAGTCTGCTCTGCTGGCTTCTGCCATACAGGTGCATTTCGGTTAGGACGTCCTGGAGCGGCTGCGAAGCCGTTCATGATGCCTGTCTCAAAGTCGGTAGGAACATCTGTGTCTGTTGCGATACCTTCTTCAAAACGAAGAGGACCACGACGTTCAAGATTTCCTGACATTTTCATTTCGTAAATCTGAGGCGAACGCTCAGGGAACATTGGTGCTGGACCGATACCCATGGGTAACTCCTTAAATAGGGGATGGAAAGGAACTAGTATTTCCAAGAACAAGTTTCTCGTGTTCTGGGTGCTTTCGCACTGCAAACTCAAACTTTTTAGAAGAATGCCCCACTACTTACTTCTACTTCAGGCATCACTAGTTCTTGGGTGAGTGAGCACGCAATCGCCAAACTATCCACAAAGTCATCATGGGCGTAGGTCTCATCAGGTGCAGCCACCATAAAGTTAGGTCCCTTGTACTGGATTTCGGCATCAGTCATTTGCTGATAGAACCTCTTCCAGATACGGAGTCTGCGGGTATGTGCGTGAGCAGGATAAGTTAGTGCTTGGCGTTGAATCAGAGCCTGGAGATGCTTGTATCTCTTTGACTGTTCCGTAGGGCTGGAAGTGACCGATACCACTTCGGAACGACTCATAAGAATCTTTAGACGCTGGGCAACAGCGTCACCCACACCATTTCCATCTACTCCAATAGCGAGGACGTCGTAGTTGCTGAGGAAGTTGACAATTTGAAAATACTGTTCTTCCCAGTCGTCTCCCTGTAGTTCCAACCAGTTGAGTACTCTGTGGTCAAAATAGCCAAACTCATCAGGTCGGTCCCAGTCAACCCAGACGACAGTAACGACAGTGGAGTCCACTTTTCTGGCAGGGTCAATTCCAACGACCACGGGTGTCTTGTGCCAGACTTTGACGAGTTCTTGAGCAGTGTCACCCAACGCATCCAGAGCGGAAGACGTGACAAACATGCCTCGTTCAAGTAGCCATTTACAGTTATACGACATCTGGAACTCATCGGAATCCTCTCCAATACGTAGCATTTCTTGTTTAATAAACTTGTGGTATTTAGGGTTAACCTTGGCTACCTCACGCCAGTCCCACTGGAAGTGGTTTTGCTTGTTGCCTCGTTGAGTTTGTAGTCTCTTGTTCAACTGGATGGCTTTGTAGAAGTTGTTCTTACTTGTAGTTGGAGTGCCAGTCTTAACCATGGTTCCTGCGTAGTACGCAAGCATCGGAGAGATTGACTTGGCAACTACAAAGTCGTCTGCCTCTTGACACTCATCAATAACGATAAGGTGGAAGGACTTAGACTCAATCTTTGCTCGTGGGTTCGCAGTCATCATCGTTATGGAGGAGCCCGAGTTCTTTAGACGAATTTGACGGGTCACTCCACCAATACGTTTTGCCTCATCATCAATTTCTGAGTCTCCTAGAACCTCAAGGGCTCGTTCGGAGGTTAGGCGGGTAACTGTTCTGTTAAATAGCGTTTCAGCCTGGCCTTCGGTAGGAGCAAAAAGCCCTACCCAAATGCCGTCTTTAAACTGCCCTAATAGGTCGGGGTATAACTTCGCAAGACGAGGGAGTAGCACCATTAGCGTGGCTACTGTGTCTGCTACAGTTTCTGATTTACCTGACTGACGAGAAGCCAAAGCAGTTACTTCTTTACCATCACCAATAATTACTGATTCCATCATCCTTCTAGCCAAAGGCTTCTGGTATGAGTGAAGGTCGTGACCTACAAGAACCACCATAAACTGCATCATCTTGTCTACAAGACGATTAACAAAATCTTGGGATAGTTCGTCAAGTTGCTCGTCTTGTTCAAAAGACTCCGTATCAGTATCCCCACCGTTTTGGTAAAACTCAGGGCTTATTTCCTCGAACTTCTCGTCATCAAAACTCATTCTCAGACCTCTTAATCAATTCTTGAATTATGGCTAAGAGTGCCTCAGCACCAATCTCGGCTTCTTTTAGTTGTTCTATGGAGCCTCCACGTATTCCTGTCACGTTCTTACCGATTGTAAACAGGGAAGTTTCAACCCAAACTGACAATTCAGGCGTCGAAATCCCAGACACCCTCTTCTGGAGTTTTGTCTGGGGCTGGTGTCCAGCCTTCTTGAAAATCTTCATATGTTAGTAACCGTCCTTGCGTTGCGTTATTGAGTGCCGACTCTTCATCATCTTGTTTTCCTGTCCATTTACCGAAGACAACCGCTTTGTGGAAAGGCAGTCTTACAATAATAGGTACAGCCGTCCTGAATGGGTCCTCAATTTCTTGAGTCCATCCACGAACAAATAGTTTTCCTTCCCATTTTACTGGGAAATCAATTACTTGAATGAATCTGGTTTTTCCGATGTCGTGTACCTTTGGCATGTATTCCTATGATTTACGTGGTCTTGGGGCCTTACCAGCAGTAGCAGTGTTCTTGCCCGCCTTCTTGGCTCTCCTGTTTGCTTCCGCAATAGTATCACGTGCAAACTTTCTTTGTCGCCTAGCCGCTGCTGGAGTTCTGTAGTCTTGGATAGCGTCAAACAGCAGTTGGTTTGTGCGTGAAATTCGGTAAAGTTCTTCCTGGGCTCTCGCAGAAGCGTAAGACATGTCTGCCATACCACGAGGCTTCTTATCTAACCAACGCTTAATGTACCAGCCCTTAGACCAAGTACCTCTAAACGACTGCCACATCTGCTGGCTTACGTCGTAATAGTTATAGAAGGTTCCATCACGGAAGACTATTGTCAGTACTTTACGAGAAGGGTCATACCCCGCAGCCACAGTGCGTGGGCGTTTTGGGTTTGAAGAAGAAGTTGGTCGGACAGTTATGGGAGCAGGGCTCTCCATGTCTACACCAACACGGGCATCTACAGCAAAGTTAGTGTAGTCAGGTACAACTAAGTTGCCGTTTGCATCGTAGTTTAAGTACTCGCCTGCAGTTACTTCGTAACCAAATCCAGCGGCTTTTTCAATCTCATCATTAAAGATAGAGAGACCCTCTACAAAAACTCCGCCCTTGGCGTTCTTTCCATAGCGAGAAGGTAGAGGGAGAGGGGCAGCAACCCCCTCTGCCCCTCCCTGTAAGAGTTTCCGATACTGTTCATCGGCAGACCTCTTGCTAATACCAAAGCCACCGCCACGACCCACACGTGAGTCGTTGCGGTTTTGAAGTTCTTCGGTCGATGGAGAGGAATGTGGAATCCTCCCCATGGTCCTACCTCTAGCCATGGTTTAGCCCTCTTTAGTTATTAACTGGCTGCTGCGAACGGAGTTACAGTTACAGTTGAAGCAGTTGTCTGGTTTGCAGCAGTACCTGAAGCATATGTTACAGACTTAATAGTTCCAGCCTTACCAACAACTGTTGCAGTTAGACCAGTTAGGGCAAGAACAGTAGTTGCGGTACCTGATGCTGTGAAGGAGTTAGTAGCAGCAGTTAGAACTGTGTACTCTCCGTTAGCAGCGGCTGAACCTGAGTTAGCAACGACTACTACCTGACCTGCAACAAAGCCGTGGCTTGATGCGGTAACAGTAACTGTTGTTGAACCAGCAGTACGTGCAATTGCAGTTGCTTCCTTAGCAGCGTTAGTTGCAGCAGTTGCAGTTGTTACAGTTGCAAAGCCTGCATCCTTCAGTGCGTCAACAGCAAGTGCAGTGGTTAGACCAACAACAGTAGGAACGTTCAAGAAGATTTCATCTCCCTGAATACCATCTGCTGGGCTGTCGCTGTCTACTGCTGAACCGTCAGTGTTTCCTACGTATAGAGGGTAACCATTCCAGCCAACCTGTGCAATTACGTGGTTGTCTAGAGCATAGTCTAGACGACCTGTTGCTGTGTCTGGGCGGTCGTCGTTTGGCTGTAGAGGGAAGTTACCCCATACAAAGTCAACGACTACGTTTCCTTTGTCATCAACTAGATGACCATTGTTATTTGTTGCCATGTTTATTCTTCTTCCTGATTGCAATCATGGGTGTTAAGTTCGTCCTCGTAGAGGATTTCTCCGCAGTCCGTACAACGGAACATGCGAACATCATCTAGTGCTTCGTGTAAGGAGTCGGGGTTTTGTGGTGCTTCGTATGCCTTTGGGTTCTGTGCTAGAACTTCTGGCGGAAACGGTCCACGAGGACTGGTGTAGCCTTTCGGGAAAGTGTGGCCCTGAATGGCAAACTTGCGGATGACAGGCATTATTCGCCTGCTGGCTCCTCCACAGGAGCCTCTTCTACAGGAACTTCCTCCACAGGAACTTCCTCAACTACTGGAGCAGTGTCCTTCTTCTTCGAAACCTTTGGAGTTTCCTCCACAACGGCCTCCACAACCAAGTCGTCCACAGGTGCAGGAAGAATTCCTTGGTCACGAGCAGTGTACAGAAAACCTGGCAGGTCATACTGGCAATAGTTAGTGCCGAATGGTTCGACAACTACGTAACGGTAGGCCGCATCACGGTCACAGTTAGCACATTTAGCCATAGATAACTCCTTAATAGTACTTTAAGATTGCCTTATTTGGTTAATTTTGTAAGCCTAAAATCTAAAAATAGTTTTAACGAGGTCTTACTGGCGGCCTTGCTCCTGCAGGCTTTGCTGTAGCAGGCTTTGCAGGCCTTGCTGCTGTTGCAGGTTTAGCCGCTGATGGCTTTGCTGCTACTGCTGGTTTACCAGTGGCTGCTGGACGGGCTGGTCGTGCTGGACGAGATGACGCTGGCTTGGCTGCTGGCTTTGCTTGACGGTCTAGTTCATCATGCTTGCGTTTTAAATCACGCTTGTCTTCATAGTGCTTTAAGTCACGTTCACGCTTGCCCGCTTCATAGGTCTTTTTACGCCTAGTAGCGGCACGTCTGTCGTTCGCTTTTGCCTTCTTCCTTTCCGCCTCTTTTTGAGCCACATCTCTGGCTTCAATCTCTTTGTCAGCGGCTTCTTTGCCCTCCGCTGCTTCACGTTGTTTCTTTCCAAAGAGTGCGTTAGAGATAATTCCTTTACCAAGAGATACTTCTCCAGGTTTTTTAAACTTGCTCAGGTCTGGGCCTGCGTGGTAACCGCCTTCAGCCATTAGTTAGCCTTTCTTTCCAGTTTGTCAAATCGTTCATTACCTTCTTCAAGGCGTGTGTCAATTTGTGTTAGTTTTTTTTCTATTCTGTTAACAGCGTCTTTCATGGAAGAGCCTCCATTACGCTTCAATTCTCCATCAATCCTGTTTAGTCGCTCCATAACACCTGGAACAGCACTGCGGCCTGGGCTTGCGGGTTCTCCTGACCAGTCCCTCATGAAGGCGTCTAGGTTGTCCATTACGGTATGAACACGTACATAAAGAGGTTTTAAAATTACTCTCCATAGCATCCCTAGTGCGGTCCCCAGCGTGATGACGCCAGCAGCCCAATAAAGTATGGCTTGTTCCATGTTATCTGCCTACTCTGTTTCCGCCACCAAATCCGTTGGCTACAGGGCGTCCACGACGAGCCCATGTACGAATGCTTGGTTGTTCATTAGATTTAACGGCTTGATGAAAAGCCCCTGAATCGCCAAATTCCCGCATCAAACTTCTAATTGAGCGGTTATTGGGAGCCAGGGGCTTTCTTGGAATCATTTATGCCTTTTTGGTAGGCACTACTTTTTTAACTGCTGTAGCAACTTTGGCTACAACAGACTTCTTAGGTGCCGCATCCAGTACTGCAAATAGGTCACGCAGGTCTTCGATACCAGCAGTGATAAGGTTCTTCTTAACGCCGTATGTGACGTGGAGGTGGTTTCCTGTACTTGCGGTACCTGTTGTTCCCACTAAGCCAACTACTGTCTTTCCAGCCTCAACCTTGTCACCCTGCTTTAGGGTTGTTGGAACCTGGAAGTGTGCGTAAAGAATGAAGTGACCGTCATAAGTAGACTGGATTAGGTAGTTGCCCAAGACCTTAGTCTCGCCAACTTCCATAACTGTTCCACCTGTGATGGCTTTAATCTTTAGACCACCAGCAACTGACCAGTCAACGCCACGGTGTGGGTTGGTACGGTAAGAGGCAAAGTTCTTGAATCCATCTCCACGCTTTGCTTTAGGGAATGGCTCTACGTAAACTGCAACTTTTTCTGTCATGATATTCCTTTCGAGAGTATGTGTCTATTGTCTCTTATTCGTCGTTGTTTCGCAGTGGAAAAGTAACCAACCAGATAACGGAAGAGATAATGATACCCCAACCGACTACCTCTTTAGCGG